TAAAAATTTAACTGCCTCGTGTCTCAACTTTTTATTTTTAATTTTTTTGTCTGATATAATCCAATCCACCCAACTTACTTTTGAATTAGTAACATACATAAATCCAGCGCAAATAGGTTTATCGTCATGCAAAACCATCAATCCGCCTTCTCCGTTCTCTGGTAGAAAATCTTTAGGAGGGGCTTGCCATTCCCAATCTTTCCACCATCCTACCAATACATCGTCATAATCAGATGGATTTAATTTACGTATATTAAATTCCATTCTATGCAAAGATACTAATTTTACGGATAGCTTTTCATGATTTCCGATTCAACGGCAAATAATTCAGTTGATTGCGTGCTTTCGTTTTTTAATGTAAATATACCATAATGACCAAGCAATCCATTTGATTCTGCTTCTGCACTTTTTATAAATAATATATAAGGGTCAGCGACAGTTATTGGTTGTGATCCTGTTATAGAAGTATCAACTGTAATTCTATTTATACCTGCAGGTAAGTTAATTTCTATATTTGTTATACGACCTGATAACTCTACAGTGGTATATGATGGTACAGAAAAATATAAATAATCACCAACTGAAACTTCCGTACCAATATTTACTAAAGGTGTAATAGAAAAGTTTACGGTAAGCGTAGTACTTGCTAAACTCCAAGATGAAGCTTTACCTATACCATTTACAAACCTCATTGCGTATTCTCCTGTTACTGCAGGAAGCTCTGCTCTTTGTCTTATGAATGCAAAAAACGCATTTTCTTTTTTCTCAAACCATTCCGCTTCTATATATCCATTATTCTGAATATCTGTTTCCATTGTAACATCCCAAGCTTGATCTGATTCTAAGTTAATGGTTTTAAACAATTTATTTTCTAATGGTCTCTCATTAAACACAGTAGTTATATATGAGTTATATTGAGTTCCATAAAAATTATTTCTTGATAAATCACTATTGTGTTGATATAAGTTACCACCATTAAATGAATAAAAATATTGGTTCATCCCAATCATCATCTCTGGTATATATGAATAAAATGATGGCCAACCTTGTGCAGTTTTAGAGTATGTTAATGTATACTCTGTAGTTACTGGCGAAGGTATAGGTGGAACTATACTTGCTGGAACTGGAGTTGGAGTAGGAATAGGAATTGGCGTAGGGGTTGGTGTAGGACTTGGACTCGGAGTTGGACTCGGAGTTGGACTTGGGGTAGGTGTAGGTGTAGGTATTGGTGAAGGGCTTGGAGGTGGTAGTGGACTAGGGTCTCCATAACCACATTTTGTGTTACAAGTTTCTTCTGGAGTCTTCTTATATGATGATCCTGATATAGAAGTTTTTACTATAATGTAAGGGGAGGCTAAACATACCTCTTGTTCATCTTCCTCAGGTATTGTTACTGATCTTTTAACACCATCAGCACAACTTACATTCCATGAACATTCCCCACCGTCAGCTCCAACAGGACAAACTAAAACATAAGTTAAATAAGCCATAGATTAATTAATATTGTACAAATTTACAAATTTAATAGTTAAGTGTTTTAATTAACCATCCATTCCTTAACTAAACCATAAAAAGCATTTTTAGGATATTCAGCTATGTTATGATCTGGAAATGTAGCTTTATTAAACTGAGAGTCAACACTATAATGTGCAAAGAAATGATCGTGCTCATCAAACTGATTAAAGCTGGGTATGTATGTGTTGTTCTGTCCAATCATTTTTATTCTATGATTATGACAAGCTATAGAAAAAGATGTCATACAAGCCCACCATTTCCAACTAACATCAGCATCTGATTCTATTATTTTTTCTGCTATTGATATTACATCATCAATAATAATTTTTAAGGTTTTGTTTTTTATAAGTATAGGAACAAAGCCACCATTCATATATTTACCAGACTCATGAGTTAGATATTGTTTTATTTTATTATAATTTTTTTTAGACTCATCTGCAATAAACATGTGCCAATCTTCATATCCGTCATAACATATTACATTGCCATCACCAGGCATTATGTGATCATATTTTTTTAAAGAAATAATATCCATATCACATAGCACTATGGTATCCTCATCATCATATAAATCAAGCAAAGGTTTTACAGAAGAAAAAACATTTATAACAACACAGTTTTCATTTCTACATTTTACATAATCCCATATAGGAGGACTCATATAGTAAGGTAATCCTTTTAAATCCCAATCTACATTATTATATGTAGGGCTAAATGTATTGTTTTGTTTTACTACAGTTACAAGACTATTGTTATATGAATCTAAACCATAAGCTTTTTTTTGACAGTAAGCCCAGAAGTTTGCTTTCCATCTATACCTATGGTCTACTATTGCGCTTGGAATAAAACGTATCATTTTTTTCTAAATGTATGAAATTTAAAATGGTCTTTGTGTAAATGTATGTTAAGTGGCTTATCTTCTTTTACAAAGTAATAATCATATTTTTTTTCTAAAGTTTCAAATGAGTTGTTAAAATTAAATATAACCTCATTATCCAAACCATAGAGATTACATTTAAAATTTAAGTATGAAGACCTGTAATATAAATCATTTATTCCATATATTTTTTTATCTCATGCATATATTGATCTAAAGATTTAATTCTTTCAAACTTTTTCCAAAGTGATTTCTTTAAATAAAAACAACTACTAAATAAAGAGTGATCATCTGGAGGGTATTTAAAAAATATACCTTCTCTATGAGGAAACCTTTCGATTAATTCTTTAACATCTTTATTCAACTGCCAATCATAATGAATACTAAATACACCATCTCCTTCTACTAATCTATATCCTTTATTAAATTGATCTATTATTGCAAATGGAGCAAAGCTACCATAAGGAGTAAATGTGTCTACCTTTTCGTATGTGGTTTGACATACGTGATGTAAGTCATATTTTTTCCAATCTTTGGGTTTTACTATTGCGTTATCTTCTATCCAAACAAAACCATCTGCTTCTTTAAATGCTTCGTAATTAAAAAAGTGATCTACTACTATAGCTTTATATCCAAATCTTTTTATTGATTCAATACACTGTAATAATAAATTTAATCTTGTTGGATTATCAGAATGAGCTGTGATTAAAAAATTAAATTTGTTCATTTAATCAAGCAACCATCTTTTATTTTTTACTGTCCAGTTTACAGTTTGTTTTAGTTTGTCATAAACTTCACTTGGAGTCCAACCCATATTTTTCATTTTATCACCACACAAAGCATATCTTAAATCGTGCCCTGGTCTTGATGAATGAAAATCTATTAATTCGTAATTTAATTTTTTACCAAGCACAGCTGCAATGTATAAAGCTAAAGAAAGATTATCAATTTCCTCTGAACCTACTATATTAAATTTAGGACATTTCATACCAGTTTGATCAGGTTTAGATGGAGTTTCATTTTTTAATAAAAATAACAATGCGCTAGCTACATCTTTTGCGTGTATATAATGCCTGCTACCTGCTTCAGTTTTTTCTTTATTGCCGTGTATAAATATTTTTTCATCCTTAAGTATTTTGTTAATACACATAGGTATAAACTTTTCAGGATGTTGTCTTTCTCCAAAAACATTCATAGTATGCGTGATTATATTTGGCATTGAGTATGTGTTCTCATAAGCTACGACAAGCTCTTCTGCACCAGCTTTAGATGCGCTATAAGGGTTCGTAGAATTATACCTATCGTTTTCTTTATATTTAACCTTGCCGGGCGCTGGGCCAAATACCTCGTCTGTGCTGAAGTATACAAACTTATCTAAACAATCTAAACTTTTTGCATACTCTAAAATATTCGCAGTACCAACAACATTATCTAAAACAAATTCCATTGGATAATCTATACTTCTGTCTACGTGAGAACCAGCTGCTAAATGTGCAATGTAATTTACTTTTCCTACAGATGAAATTATCTGTGAATTTAAAGGAGCTTTTAAGTCGTGATGAATTACTTTAACCCTATTTTTATCTTCTCTGTTGCCAACAACATCTTGTAGTCTATTTAAATTACCACTAAAATCTAATCTATCTAAACTAACTATGTTCCAATCAGTATTATCAAGAACCTCCTCTATGACATGATGCGCAATAAATCCTGCGCCGCCCGTTATTAATATTGTTTTACTCATCCTTTATACTGCCAGTCTTTTAATTTATAATGAACATAAAAGTTTCTAAAAAATGTACCACCAAAAGGCTCTACCCTACCATGCTCACATTTAGCTGATTCATAAAGAATCATATCACCTGGTTGTGCATATACTTTATACCAATCTCCATCGTGACCTTGAATATCAAGAGGCCAATCATCAGCATTCGGTTTACTAGAGCATCCGCAAGCTAAGTCTTTATCCACTATAATGATTGAAGATATATGATGTGTAGCTATTCTGTCTGTATGCGGTGTTAAAGTTGCATTCTTTGTGTAAGATCTTATACCGTAAACGAAAGATGGTTCTAGTTTTTCTTTTGAAAACTCTTCATGAATACCAATAAGTTGAGTGTGAATATATTGCCTAATGCTAGGTGCGTGATCAAAAGATAAAATATCACTTCCTCCTCCAACAATAAATTGTTCTTTACCATCAAATGATTCTTCTGTCTGTTTGTCTTTCAACAGATTATAAGCATCTTGAATAATACCCCAGACGTCAGCTGGACATTTTTCAAGAGCAAATCCTTGTTCTGTGAATTTAGGAAAGTCATCTTTACTTGTAAAAACTTTTTCTGTAGACTCTATAACATCTGCGCTTTTTATAATATCAGAAGCTTTTACAATATATGATTTTTGTTTTTCAGTTTCTTGAGTAGTTGATTCCTCATAAAGATTTTGATCTGCTGTTCCATCCCAAACCTTTTCTCTCCACCAAGATGTAATTATATATTTTTTACCACTATCTACTGAAACGCCTTCATGCATATATTGGTTTTGTAACTCACCGTCTTTCATATTATACCACCACAACCCCTTACCTTGTTCTGGTTCGACTGTTTTTTCAAGAGTAGGAAAATGTGTTCCACCTCCCTGAAAATCATCATTAAGATAAATCATAAATGTATGAGTTCTATTTCCTGATGCTTTACAATGTTTCTCATAAGCAACTCCACTAAAAAAATCTTGGTGTGGTTTAAAAAATTGACCCACCTCATATAACTGTCCTTGAAGAGACTCTCCATATTTAATATCAATACCTAAATAATCAGATATTTTTTTATGTACTTTTAAAACCAGTGGGTTTGAATTACTTAAATTACAAGTGCTTGATGTTCTAACCTCAGATACAGCAGACCTGTCTGTTCCTCCTTCAACAACTTCAGATCTTTTATGATCTGCGTCAATTAATTTGATTAATTCTTGACACTCTTCCTGTGTCAAAAAATTTTTTACTTCCTCCATTTTATTTAATTAAATTTTATTAAAGTTAAATATTATAATTGTAGGGTGCAAATATTATTTTATGGACAAGCGTTACAAGCTGAAGCAAATGATGTTCCATTCCATAACCTTACGTTACCTCCAATTGCTATGTAAGTTGAAGATCCATATAAACTTGAACATCCTGCTGTAGTTCCATAGTATGCTGTTGCAGCACAGAAGTTTCCGTTATCAAAGTAATGTGTTCCAACTCTAGTTGAAATACAAGCGTCTGCTTCAGATATTGTACTTCTAGTTCCTGTTAATCCTACACAACTAGGGCTAGGTGCTACTGGCGTAGGCACTGGCACAGGCACTGGCACAGGCACTGGCACTGGAGTTGGCGTAGGCCCTGGAGTTGGCACTGGCACTGGCACTGGCACAGGCACTGGGACTGGCACTGGAGTTGGAGTAGGAGGGTTCTGACAATCAGAACAACTAAAGAATAATCCATAGCTATTTATGTTTCCATCAACTCCTGTACCGCTAGAATTTGCATATTCATAACAAAGTATACCATCATCAATAACAAATGAGCTTGATATTGGACTACTATCAAATACTTGTAATACTGCTCCAGTTGGATCACCACACTCAACAAATGTAGCGTAATAAGTTGATGCTACAGGCACAGGTGTAGGTGTAGGAGTCGGTGTTGGTACAGGCGTAGGCGTAGGCGTAGGCGTAGGCCCTGGTGTCGGAGTAGTCGGTGTCGGTGTCGGAGTCGGCGTCGGAGTCGGTGTCGGTGTCGGCGTTGGAGGAGTTGGAGGTGTAGGAGCTACACATCCACTTAACCCACCACAGTTATTACTTGCAAAATGATAATTTCCTTGACAATTATGGAAACCAATATTTACAGCTGTAATTTCATAACACTGAGTTGTGTCAAAAGTTGGACAACCACCAGTTGATCCACCAGAACTAAATTGAATACCTAATCCTGTTGTTAATCCTGATGCTCCTACAACTTCTACGTGATAAGTTGGAGAAGTAGTACCACATCTAACAACTGAAATTTCTTGAGTTGGCGCTACCGGTGTCGGTGGCGATGGTGGTGTTGGTGGAGTAGGCGGGAATGGGGGTGTTGGTGTTGGTATTGGATTAGGTGTTGGAGGATTACAATTTACTACCGCTTGAACTTCTCCTGTTGCTAATATTAGTAATGCGTAATCAGAAGATGATTTACCTTGTATATTTGAAACTCCATACCATTTTAACCCTCCATTAAATATTGTAGACAATGATGAGTTTGCATACATTATATCACCTGTTTGTATTAATGAAACATTAGCTCTTGATGTAAATATTGGATTGTTAGTAGGTTTTGGACAAGCTATTGTATCTGAACTATCTCCATTATCTTGAGTTGCAGTGCTCCAAGTGGTTGGATTTTCACAATCATAACAGTTATTATAAGTTGTTAAACCACCTATATCTACAGTTGATGTTGTTGTAGTTGAAACTCCGTTTGCAAAACATAAATCATTACCACTTACATTATATTCAATTACACTTGGCCAAGTATTTCCTGCAAAGTTTCTAAATATTTGTGTAGTACTTGTATGACACTCTGTATACTCGTAATATTCATAAGTTACAGGACAATTAGAACTTCCACAACTACTTTCTATAGCGTCTACTGAAGCAGTAGAGTTAAAGCTAGAAGCAGAAGCATCAATTATTTCCCAACATTTTGTTCCTGTAAATTCAGGATTACCTCCTGAAGCTGCTGCAGTTATTTTAACAGCAGTGCTAACTGATAAAGTAGGAGATGTTAAAACTCCTCCTTGCAATCTAACTAAATAAGTAGTGCCTGAAGTATTACATTCTCTTATTTCAACATCTTGGAATGGAGCTACTGGAGTTGGTGCTGTAGGTGTAGTTGGAGCTCCTGGACATCCTGTTTGTCCGCTAATAATTTGAATATTTGTACAAACTGTTCCTCCAGGAGAAACTAAACCAGCATCACCACTATAATAATAATATATACCTGTTCCACCGTCAATATATCTCTGATTAGGCGCAGGCTGTGCAGCTGCTTGATAGTAACAAGACGGAGCAGATGTACATGCAATTAATCTATAGTATAAAGGATTTACTGTTGGTGGCCCAACGGGTACAGGTACTGGTACAGGTACAGGTACAGGTACAGGAACAGGTGTTGGAGTTGGCCCTGGAGTTGGCGGTGTTGGCGGTGTTGGAATAGGTACAGGTACGGGTACAGGTGTTGGTGCTATCGGAGTAGGTGGAGTTGGTGCTACTGGCGTAGGAGCTGTTGGTGCTACTGGCGCAGTAGGAGGTGTTGGTGATAAAGTTCCTGTGTAATCCCAAACTAAATATAATTTATTACCAAATATTTTGTTGGAGCAAAAGTTCCATTTGTTGGTATTGTAGTTGCAGCTGATAATAAAGATGTTATATCAGTTATATTGTTATCATAGAAAGTATTAGTTCTTAAGAATCCAAATCTATCAGTTGCTGGATTAAATACAAAATCATCAAAATCAATTTTGTTTGAATACATTGTTACAGTAGAATAATCAGGGGGTATTAATCCTGTTCCCTGAGACCCAGCTATAGGGCTGTACTGTGATATAACAAACGAAGTCGTTCCAGAATTAAAGGTAACTAAATCAGATTGTAAAGCAGATGAAGTAGCACCATCAGTCCATTCAAATTCATTATGTATAAATTTACCAGCATCTGCAGGCTCGGTTACACATACACTGTAAATAGTTAATTGCTCTGCCGCTGGACAACCAACAGTAATCTCTATTGTGTCATTCTCTGTTGAATTTTGTGTTACAATAACAGTTGCTTGTGTTTGTGATGGCACATCTTTAGCAAAAGTAATTGAACCGCTTTGGTTTACTGAACCTGATGTATATGTAATACCATTGTAAATTACTTGTACTGTATAGAAAGTAGTAGATAAACTTCCCTCTGTTATTAATTGATCTCCAGATTCTGAAACCATAGAATCAGAAACTTCTGTTATAATATCTTGTTCACCTTCTCTTGGTATTACATAATCTACCGTTACATCACCTACTGCTGAAGTTACATCTACACAATAAATAAATTCAGCTCCTGCTGGAACTGTAATATTTTTAGATACACCACAAGCTAAACAAACCGCAACCTCTGGTTTTAAAATAGTGTTTGAGGTAAACACATACTCATTCATATAAGGATCATAACCTCCTAATTTTTGAGTAGTAAATGCTGTAGTAAATAAATCTCTAAACCAACTTCTCATACCTGCTTCAGAAATAATTCTAAGCTGTTCATCAGAAGCTGAGCTTCCCACAAGTTCTACAACTGCACTTCTTTTTACATCAGCAAAATATTTATTCTGTCCCCATACAGCAAAACTTTCAGGGTTATTACTTATACCAAACTCTTCAATTCTAGCAACTTGTTGACCTAAAACTTCTGGCACTGAAGTTAACTGACTTGCTCCTCCAGCATCTGTAAGAATATTTTTACCAGCTAATACATAAGATATTTTATCTTCTTGAAGGGTAAGAATATCTGTTTTTCTTCCATATAATATTTCAATATCTCCATAAGAATCTTCTAATGGTTTAAAATTTAACAAACCAAGGTTAAATTCGTTAAGTTTGTTTACATTAGTTTCATCATTGTAAACACCACTATATGTTAAGTCAGCAAATCTATGTGCTTCTTTATATTCTACATTTGATGTTGTAAATACTCTATTACCTAAATTCATTGCTTTTCCTGTAATAGAATCCCTTATTTTATAACTTTCAACTCCATTGCCAAAAGAATAACAGTTAAAGAAACCAGTATTTACTATACCAGATTGAGATGTAGCAATATCTTGATTTGTCACGTTACCGTCGTGATTACCAACTGTATCAATACCAAAAGATAAATTGTTTTCATACCACACATCTGGTAAAGCTTCTTCTGGCTCAGTTTCAAATACTATTACTGAATCTCTTCTGTAAACCACAAAACTAACAGCTGAAGTAGATGCTCCTTCTTCCTTTCCAGTTCTACAAGCTCTTGTACCTGAAACTAATATTGAATATGTATTATCATCAGTGTTTTCATAAAATCTATAATAATTATTTAGAAGTAAATCTCCTGCTGTAGTTGGACTGTTTGGTTGACCTCCAAAAACAGTAAGCAGATGGCTTTCAGTTCCTCTATTTGTAGCTGCTCCTGATGACAAAGGATCTCCTGAATCTTGATATAGCCCAGATATTACAATATTTCCTACTGGATCTGCTGGATCTCCTGAAAAAGTAGTTGCATTATTTTCAATTACATAAGCAATATTATCACTAACAAACCAATCATACATATCGGAAAAATTGTCACTTGCAACAAAGCTTTCCTCTAACACACTTGTTCTTTCCTCACATAAACTACCTGTGCCAATTCTAACTTGCTCAATTTTCATTACTATTCTAGTTCCAGCAGGTATATCATAATTAGTATTTGTAACAGTTGGGGGTGTCCCTGTGTCTGTATAAAAGTTATAATAAGCAACTGGGTATTCATCTGTAACTTGAGCTGCCGCTCTTACCAATCCTAAATTAATTACATCTAAATCGCTTTCTTGTACAGAAAAATCTTGAGTATTCATTTTCATATACGTGCCTCCAGGCACTGGATTGCCACTTGTAGGTGTTATAAAGTCAGGAGCTTGTGATTTTTTTTCTAATACAGTTGCATAAACGCAAGACTGCATAGGGCCATTAGCATCTCTTTTTACAATTAATCTATCACCTTCTTCTACTTTTGAAACATTATCACCCTCTAATAATAAATAGCTATTTAATGAATTTGGGTCATTTATAAATATACTTGAGTATATAGTTTCATAATTTTCTCTATCTGGTTTTATAACAAACTTATATCTAGTTGCCCAACTAGGCGCTCTTTGTGAAACAGGTATTGTAACTTGAATCTCATTTTTTGATGTAGATGCTGAACAAGGAACATTAACTGTATTTGTTTCGCTTACTAAAGCTGTTGAAGATCTGTTGTATTCATCCATATACACTATACCAATTTCATAACTTCTATTTGAGTGTAAACTTTGTGTATCTGATATATCTTGGATTGATGCTGAAGCTTCTGTAATTTGATAATACTGTATAATTGTGTTAGTACCAACTCCTGTTTCTTCATATTGAGCTGCAGGTATAACTAATTGTAATGTGTGTGGTAATTGAGCAGAAGCAGCAATAGGCTCTCCTTTAGCTGGAGGTGTTGCTGTACTTGATGAAATACCAGTTTGGTAAACATCATATTGAGGGCTAGTAGTTCCAAGTTGAGCAAGCAGTGAAGCGTTAAACTGATCTGTCATGGTTGATCCGTTGCCAGCTTGTGCGTTAGCTACAGTTTGAATGGAGGTAGCAGTTCCGATTCTTGCTTGAAAATCAGCATTTGCAATTAAATCTAATATGGGTGTAGCAGATTGATAATAGTCTTGTGTTAATACATAAGAGAAGCTTATTGTTGTGCTTCCTTGATCTGTATTAGGCAACCCCCCTCCGCTCGAATCAAATGCGGATTGAAACTCAAATCTAAATAAAAAATTAATTTGAGCTCCTTGTTTTAACTTATCTGTTTGACCATCAAAATCTATTTGTAATCTGTTATTAACACCAGTAAAAGTATTACCGAAAGCTTGATATTGAGAATTAGCAAAAGATGTTGTTAAGTCTGTCAAATCTACAGACGTAGAAATTAAAGATGGAGAAAAACTTACGTTAACATCATTATTGTTTATGTCCTTTAAATTATAGCCTTCAACATAATTACCATAAACCAACCTATTATTCATAATAGTTTGAGCTTTAGCTAGTCTAGGTACATTATCATATAATCTTAAAATTTCATATTCAGGTAGAACAGTAAATATTTTGCTATTTGTAAAAGTAAAAGTATAATTAGTATTATTTAATAAACCATTTTTAGATTTATCTATTCTCTCAATTATTTTAATTGTTGGGTCAGTTGCTTCTTTAAAAAGTAAATCTACACCTGTAACTAAATCACTTCCTGAATTATATGTAATAGTAACCCCGTTACTGTTGTTAACCATACCTTCATTTAAAAAACTATTGGAAGAAAACTGAAATGATTGAGGAAAAAATGCTGCTTCAGAAAACTGAGATATAGCAGAATATTCTCCATTTCCATATCTATATCTATATGCAAAACATATAAAATTATCTTCTAAATATGAATCTTCTAAAGAAGTTTGTAATAAAGAAATTGTAGGCGATTGTGTTGGCGGTTTTTTAATTACATTTAATTGTTCATCTGTTACTTGATCAATATTAGAAACCGGGTTAGGATAGTTTGTTCCAATATTAATTACTCTTGGTGGATTTAAATTATCTGTAAAAAATAATAAATCATCTATCTTATCTATACCAGTAATTAAGTAATCAGGGTTAAAATTTAAAACTGTACTTCCACTTAAACCATCATTTATACTAACAACATGATATACTAAAGATCCAGTTACAACATTATATGAAACTATTAAATCAAGTTTCCCTGTAGCTCCAACCGAAAAAGATGGATCGTGTACAAACCAATAAATCGTTTCATTAGCTCCATCTTCATATACACCAATACATCTTGCAGAACTGCTCAGTGCAGTTCCATCTATGTATTGTAATGTAGTAACCTGTATATTCCCCTTGGTATTTTCAACAGCACCTATTTCAGATTCTTCAGTTGAACCTAATCTTACATTCAAAGCATCTATATACTCTCCATTAGGAACAAGCCTTTCATCAAGGCTTTTGTTCATACGGCCCGCTATAAAATTTCTTTGAATGTTTGCCATTTTATTTTAGCCACTTATTCTCACCTCTTAGATTCATAAGCAATCTACTTGGGTGAATGTTACTTAATCTGATCTTTGCGTTTCTCAATAATGCTTGCTTATCTCTTTTCGCTCTGTTTACTATATATTCTTGAACACCAAATTTACTATTTAAAATAGCATATTTAATATAAGCGTAAATATATTCTTCAAATAATTTATTGACACTAATCTGAGTATTGTCTCCATTTTCCATTCCATCAGATATATATTGTAATACACATTGCTGATTAGCCATTGTTGAATCAAAATTAATTACTCCAGCTTTTTTATCAATTGTGAATGTAGGATTAATATTTGCTGTTTCAGTATTTAAACCATACCTAGCTCCTATTTTGTAATTATAAATATCACTATCAAAGTAATAAACATTTGGATTTACATTTTCATCTATCTCGTCATTTAAATAGATACTTTTTAGTGATCCATTTTTTCTTTCAGTGTCTAATGTAGATTCTTGAGTATTTACATTATTATCTGCATCATAAGTAAATGTAGCAGTGGCAGATTGTATATATTGAGTTGCAGATTGTACTTGAATATTTTCTACCAATTCTCTTAAAACATTGTCTTTTAATAAATATAGCTTTACCCAATTCACATAATCTGAAGGTAAAACAAATCTTAAGTCATCATATACTGTAAGTTCTAATGCTTTTATTTCTTTAAACGCATCATAATTTAATTCTTGAATACCACGTTTTGCATGAAATAATATTTTATATCTAGGCTCATTGTTAACTAAAGAATGATTACCATCATACATAAGTAAAAAATTATTTACAATGTCTGTCAAACTAACATATTGATAAGAACCCCAGTTAGTATCTGTTGGAGTTATACCATTATTAGTGTAATATTTATTTTGATTCATATACGCCATACTATTCTTGGTTTTCTTTTTGTTCTTCTAAGTTTCCAAATTGATACACATCTCCTTCTCTAATAGATATACCAGCGTACTGTAATATCCTTGCTACTAAATTGTTAGAATCATCAATAGGAAGTTCAAAGTCTTGATAATCTGATTGAGATTGATCAAATAGGGGCTCACCTCCATATAGCGATACATAAGTCCATTTAGGGTCTTTTGGGTATCTTATATACTGAGCTTGTACATCAGTTGGCGAGTTAAACGAACTAGGAAATACAGATATAGTGTCACCTTGTAATGTATATGCTGGAAACTCTTCCGACGGAGCAGTTAATAATGAATTTCTAAGCATAGTAATTTTAGAGTGACTCACTTGTTCAGCTTCACCTTTAAATATTCCTGAGCTAAAACACAATACTTTGTTTAGTAAATAATACTCATCACCAGTTGTAGATATAGAAGGTAAAAAATAAACATTAGCTGCACTTTGAGTTAATGTATTTGTAACAGAAAAACTATCCATTACTTCTTCATATCCTTTTTTAATATCAGCGTATCCTGTTCCAGATATTCTAGCATTTTCTTCATTTACTTGCTGATTATAATTTGTAAAGTATTCGTCAAATATATCAAGCTGAGCTTGCTTGGCAAATAAGTTAAAATCACTAGGAGATATATATCCATAGTTATTCTTATTTATTATTGCAAGCACAGTATTTCTAACTGAATTTATCATTTGAAAATCTTTTTACAAAGAT